CTTGATGAAGCTGATGCCATAGTCCACTACAACGGTTCTAGGTTTGACATCCCCATACTACATAAAGAGTTTTTACTCTCTGGCATGCCTCCTCCAGCACCCTCTAAACAGATAGATTTACTTCAGGTAGCTCGTAGACAGTTTAGGTTTGTATCTAATAAACTAGACTATGTATCACAGGCTTTAGGACTAGGTGCTAAAACAGCACATGAAGGTCACGCCTTATGGTTAAAGTGTATGAATGATGACCGTAAAGCATGGAAGACAATGGAAGAGTATAATAAGAATGATGTTATATTACTTGAGAAGGTTTACGATAAATTCAAAGGATGGATTAAACAACATCCAAATCATAACGCATATTCTGCTGACGTTTGTTGTCCTAATTGCGCTTCACGCAAATTACAAGCTCGTGGTACACAAAGAAGTAGGACTGCTATCTATCAACGCTATCAATGTAAAGATTGTGGCTCGTGGGCAAGGTCTGTTAAGTCAGAGAAGATTGCCAAAGACTCTGTAGTAACCATTTAAGGATTATATGTCACTAACACCTCAACAAATAGTTAATCACATGGTAGGGAAAACAATCTTATCATGTGAGTTAGATTATGAAGATAACCTTATTATTCTAGAAATAGATGATGGAAGCTATATAGAAATAGCTGGTGAAGACTTATCTATCTATGCAGAGATACCTCAATTAGACGATTGATACCACGCATCAATAAAGTCTTTTAATCCTTCTATACCATTACCAAGTACTACAAGTTTGTCTTGGGTAACTTTATAAAAGTTATCTACTTCAGTTCCTGTATTGTCACTATATCCATTTATAACTACTACAGTAAACTTATCTTGGTCTGCTAATGCTTTTAAGAGTATTTTTTGACCTAAAGATATTTCCTCATTTGTGCGTTTCCACTCACCTATAAGAAAATTACCATGTCTTTCAAAAACCATGTCAATATTAGATGGCATAGCTTTTGGATTATCTAATATAACACCTCTTAAAAAACCAAAGTCCGTATGACTAGCATACAAGTTACGCATTGCATTAGACACAAAGAATCATATCTTTAGTTGTAGTGCATACTGTTACAGTACCATCTGGTGCAAATATAGTAGTTGTATCAGCTAATGCTTTTTCTGTTCCCCATATAGCTAATGCAGCCATTACAATAATAAATACCCAATATATTTTATTCATCATCAACCCTACCTAACATAGCTTCAAGTGCTGGAGGATTAATAGCAACTTCTTCTTTAGTAGCTTCTAATAACTTATTCTTATACCAATCAGATTTTTCCAAATCTTGTTCAGGATGGTCTTTAAACGGATAGCGCAAATCATACTTTAACTTACATCCTTTAAGATACCCAATGTACTCTTCTTTAGTTAAACGACTTTTAATAACATCAATTGCTTCAATACCACCTACCAAGTAATGTGGAGGTCTATTCACCATATCTACCATATCTATCCCCTTATAAAGACTAAATCAATAAATTGATACATTCCGTAAACGAACCATATCATTGCGAATACTACCATAAAATATACAATATAGTCAATTATTTTTAATATTAAGTTCATATTAATTTTTCCATGTAATCATGCCATTATGCTCTAATTTTTTTAAAGCATCATAACGAATATTAAATTTTGCTCTAATATTTCTATGGCTTTTACATTCGCTAGAGTTTATAAATAAATTAATTGAATTTATTAAATCATTTGTATATTCTTTATCATTTTTTGGTTTTGGTAATGTAAAATATCTTTGTTTTTCTAAATTATGCAACCTAGTTCTGCTTACTACACAATCTTGCACAATATTCTTAATGCTGCAATTTGGATGTTCTTGTATATACTTGATAATAAAGTTTGCTTGTCTTTGGTCATCTAATTTTGTGTACATAGTTCAGTCCTTAAATATTTTAATATTCCATAATTCCATCCATACATTCTACATTCAATAAGAGTATAGTCAATCAGTAATTCATCTATGCGTCTACGGTTATATGCACTATGAAACTCTATTAAAAATATAACTGGAAAATTAACTATATTTTCAAGTATTTCAATTTCTGCACCTTCTGTATCTATTTTTATAATATCGCATGGAGGTAAATGTTTAGCACTCATTACTTTAACTAATTCACCTTCTTTAGATTGTTCTTTACCTTCAAACATACTAGCTTCACCACAGTTATGCAACCCATAATACATCATGCGTTCACCATCTTCTTTACCTATAGCTATATTTCTAATGGCTATATCAGTTCCTTCTGTATTTTGCCTTAATAAATTAAAGTTTTCTTTTATAGGTTCATAACAATCTATTTTTGGATTATCAAAATATTCATGTGCCCATACAGCAAATCCACCAACATTAGCACCAATATCTATGATATAAGGATTTGGCATTGCACCTACTACATACTCGCCTTGAAATATTTTACCTACATGAGAAATCATGTTGTTTGGAATAATCATACAAGCCTACCACTATATTGATAAGTTCCTGTATGGATTAATTGTGCCCATGCTGCACCCCATACTTTAATTCCATTGTCCCTAGCTAGTTTACAAAAATGGTAATCTTCTGATAATAGTCGTTTATCTTCATCAATGCTAGTGGCAAAGTATTCTACTATTTCATCACCTAAATCAGAATTGTTAGTAGTATCATTCATATTATGAATGTATTTAGGGCATTTGTCTTTTAGTTTATTAAAGACATCACGTTTAATTACCATGAAACCTGTACCACCATGTTTAATTTCAAAAGGTTTATCTAAAGGCACAAGTTGTTCTTTAACATCACCTACCATGTTGACAACATATTCACCTGTAAAGTATTTTAATTGATTTTCTGGTACTTTTTTATTAATAGCAAAAGCAACAGAACCCCAATTAATTTCTTTTTTAGGATAAAGTCCACAAATAATATCTACATCTGAATCAATCATCTTAAATAAATGCTCTGGGTTAAAGTGAATATCAGCATCAATAAATATCATATGAGTGCAGTCAGACTTTAAAAAATCATTGACTAATGTATTACGACCACGAGTAATGAGGCTTTCGTTGTATAGGAATGAAAAGTAAGCATCTATGTCTTTGGCAATAAGATGTGCCTGTAGGCTTAATATAGACTCCATATAAGTGCCATAACAAAGACCACCATACATAGGAGTTGCTATAAATAAATTAGGTTTAAAGTCCATTATTAGCTTCCGTTAGTTTTTTAGAGTCATATTTTTTTGTATTAGTAATTTTAATAACATTTTTAGTATCTGCTATTAAAGGAGTAATAGTAACATTATGAAGTTTAGATTTAAGGTCTTTAAACCAAGATAATTCTGTGGGTTCTGAAGTCATAAGACCAGACCAAACAAGTGCTCCAGTACTATCAAATTCTTCTACTAAAAATGCTATATGTTTAATCATTTAATATTACCCAATCTTCTGCAATATTTTCAGCTTGTTGTTCTGTTAATGCTATTTGGCTGTCAATATAATTGTTATTTAAATAAAACATAACCTCATATTCACCAGCTATTTTACATACATTAGCTGATTTATTACTAGACTGAAAAGTTGATAATATCATTAATAAAATACCATCCTTCCTATTTTAGTTTTTTTACGTTTACCAAACCATTTATCTTTTGCTTGCATTGAATCATCATGAAAATAAAGTGCATCTGCAACTGGGTTAAGGTATTTTCCACGCATAGCATCAAGAACAAATAATTCCATTTTAAGAAACGCAACTTTATCAACTGGGTTATGACGTTCATCTTGTACAGCAAACTGATTGTTAGCATAAACAACAGAACATACATCACGACCCCAACGACCATCACGAACTCTGTTGCGTATGACATTATAAACCCCTAATTTTTCTTGTAATGAGCCTGTATTTATCTCATGGTATAAAGCATGACTATAACAGGCTACATCTAACTCTAAATGGTGCATATCCATATATTACACAGTCTTTTCTAATGGTTTTACAGTCGTGGCAAAACACACATAAGCGTATAATGCTACTATAAATTCAAAGAAAGGAGAATAGACCATGTGGACTAAACCTACTGCTACAGAAATGCGTT